CTGTGGGACGAGACTGTGCACATTGCGGAGCGTTTCCGCATTCCAGCAGGATGGAAGGTAGACCGCTCATTCGACTGGGGCAGCACGAAGCCGTTCTCTGTCGGTTGGTGGGCCGAGTGCAACGGCGAAGAAGCCATGGTGAAAATGCCGGATGGCAATCTGTACAGCTGGTGTCCGCCGCGCGGTACGCTCATTCGCATCTACGAGTGGTACGGAATCGACCCGGACAGTGAGCTCGGCGAGAACAAGGGTGCCATCATGAGCGACCGTGCTGTCGCCAAAGGCATCAAAGAAATCGACGATATGCTGCTGCGCGATGGGTGGATTAGCTCTCCGGTGCGACCTGGCCCTGCCGATAACATGATCTACGAGACGCGGCCCAACGACGAAGGTGAGTTGTGGAGCATCTCCAAGAGCCATGAAGAACAAGGTGTGTACTGGGAAAAGAGTGATAAGAGTCCGGGCAGCCGCATCAATGGTTTGGCTGCCTTGCGCGATCGCTTGCAAGCTGCAATTGACTTCGAGGAGCCGGGCATTTACGTGATGCGCAATTGCGCTGCTACTATTGCTCTGCTGCCGGGTATCCAACGCGACGAGAAAAACCTCGACGACGTTGACACCGAAACCGAAGATCACATCTACGATGAAATCCGTTACCGTTGCCTGAAGAGCAACTACAGCCAAGCAACCTCCATCAACGTCAAACTGCCCTCCTAAGGAAGTGCCATGCCAAAGATCAATTACACGCGTCCGGAAGTGGGCAACCTGCTCGGCCGCTGGGAGCTTATCCGCGACTGCATTTCCGGGCAGGACGTTGTCAAGCGGAATCAGCGCAAGTATCTGCCCAAGCCGAACCCGGCCGATTGCAGCCCGGAGAACGATGCGCGGTACCTGTCGTATCTCGAACGCGCGGTGTTCTACAACGTCACCGACAACACCCTGCGCGGGCTCGTAGGGCAGGTGTTCTCAACCGACCCGGTTGTCGAGTTGCCGGACGCCATGATGGTGATGGAGGCCGACATCGATGGGGCAGGCGTCACCCTGACCCAGCAGGCAAAGAAGGCATTGAATGATGTGTTGGCCTTTGGCCGGTGCGGCTTGCTGACCGATTACCCGAAGGCCAACGAGGATGGCACGCCGTTTACTGCACAGCAGATCCAGGACGGCTCAGCCAAGCCGACCATCCTGCTGTACGACCCGGAGCAGATTATCAACTGGCGCACCCGGCTGGTCGACGGGCGCAAGGTGCTGTCACTTGTGGTCATCAGCACCGAGTACATTGCGGTAGACGATGGGTTTGAGCTCAAGACCGACCGCGAATGGCGCGTGCTTCGTCTGGATGAAAACAATCTGTACGTCCAAGACGTGTGGCGCAAGCGCGATACCGGCATCAAAGCCAACGATGACGACACGGACTTCTATATCGTCGATACCATTGAACCAACCGACTACAGCGGCAAGCGGCTCGCATACATCCCGTTCCAGTTCGTTGGTTCGCTCAACAACAACGAGGCACCTGACAAACCGCCGATGTACGACATGGCGGTGCTGAACATGGCTCACTACCGCAACTCGGCGGATTACGAAGAGTCGGTTTACATGGTTGGCAGCCCGACGCCGTACTTCACCGGCCTCACTGACCAGTGGGTCCAGGAAACCATGAAGGGTGTCGTGCAGCTGGGCAGCCGGGCAGCCGTACCGCTTCCGAAGGGTTCCACCGCTGGCCTGCTTGTGGCTACCGAGAACGGTCTTGTCAAAGAAGCCATGGCCGACAAGGAACGGCAGATGGTTGCGCTGGGTGCGCAGCTGGTTGAACAAAAGACTGTGCAACGCACGCTCGGCGAAGCCAAGATGGAAAAGGCAGTCGTCAATAGCACCCTTGTCCAGTGCGCCAAGAACGTCGCTGCTGCGTATCAGCAGACGTTGGAGTGGGCGTGCGACTTCTACGGTTCGAGCCCCGAAGAAGTGGATTACCAACTGAGCACCGACTTCGCTATTGCAGGGATGACGCCGGAAGAACGCCAAGCATGGTTGGCTGACCTCCAAGCCGGTGTCGTGTCTTGGAGTGAGGTGAGGTATGCTTACCGGCAGGCCGGTATCGCCTTCCTGGATGACGAGCAGGCCAAGGCTGAAATCGAAAAGGATGCAGCCGAGGCAGTCGATTTGGATAAGGAAGACGAAGAAATTCCCGGCAACGGCGACAACGCACAGACGGAAGAATAAGACATGGCAACGCGAACCAAAGCAGCAAGGCAGCTGGCGGACGTCGCGGTAAAGTATCAGGTCTATCTTGAAAGGCTAAAGGCTGGCGAAGTGCAGAAGATTGACCCTGTACTGCGCCAGCTGGACCGCCTTATTCGTGAAGTGTTGTCCACAGGTAGCGATAGCGCAAGTGCTCGCGAGATCAATCAGATGGTGGCGCAACTGCGCCGCCGCGCGCAGCCAATCCTGGACAAGTACGTCGAAACCGAACTGGCGTCGTTGAAGAAGCTTTCCAGCTATGCCACCGAGTTCAACGAAAACACGTTGGCGCTGGTGTGGCCCGCTGCGGCCCCGGCTCTGGCAAGCCCCGCAGCTGCCGCTGTATGGGCCGCGACGCTCGCCGCCCCTGTGCAGGCTACCGGCGCGCTGTTGGAGCCGTTTGTCGGCAGCTGGGGGCCGCGTGCGTTGGCCCGGGTGGAGGGTGCAATCCGCAATGGGTACGCCCAAGGCCAAACCACCCAGCAAATCATCACCACCATCCGGGGAACCAAGTCTGCCAAGTACACGGACGGCATCATTGCAGGGCAGACCAAGCGGGACGCAGCTGCGGTAGTTCGCACATCCATCCAGCAGGTGAGCGCCGCTGCCCAGCAGGCCGTCTATGAAGAAAACGACGATCTTGTGGAGGGGTACCAGTGGGTAAGCACGCTCGACAGTCGAACCACGTCGCAATGTCGGTCCCTCGACGGGCGCATCTTCAAGCTCGGCAAAGGGCCGATGCCACCCGCGCACGTCAACTGTCGCAGTACCACGATCCCGAAAATCAAAGGCATCGACCTTACCGAAGGTACTACTCGGGCGAGTAAGGGGGCCGAAGGTGGTAAACAGGTTCCGGCGAATGAGACCTACTATGAGTGGCTCAAGCGTCAACCTGCTGCATTCCAGGACGACGCGCTCGGTAAGACCCGGGCGCAGTTGTTCCGCAACGGTGGCCTGAGCTCGGAAGAGTTCGCCCGGCTGTCGTTGGACAAGAACTTCCAACCGCTGACGCTTGAGCAGATGCGGCAGAAGAACCCGGCAGCGTTCAAGCGTGCTGGCATCGAAACGCCATAACCTCGGAGACCGATCATGGCACTGAAGATTCGTTACGACAAGAAGAGCGATATCCCCAAGGGTTCGGAAGAGCACTACACCGAGAAGGATGGTGTGTGGGTGCTGGACGCGGACTACGAGGACGTCACCGCACTGAAGCGTGCCAAGGAACACGAAAAGACGCAGCGTGTGGCAGCTGAAACCAAGGCGTCGGAACTCCAGACGCAGTTGGAACAGACCCGCACCGAGCTGGAAGGCGTGCGCGAAGGTGCAATCCCGAAGAGCGACGTCGACGCGTTGAAGCGCTCGTACCAGACCAAGTACGAGACCGACATCAACGCCGAGAAGAGCAAGACGGCGGCGTTGCAGTCGCAGGTCGACAAGCTGGTGCTTGGCACCACTGTGGACAAGCTGGCGCTGGAACTGTTCGGCCCGGCAAACCAGCTGATCGGCAAACCGCATGTCGCCGCGCGCCTGCGACTGGAAGAAGAAAACGGCGAACAGGTCGTGAAGGTTGTCGACAAGGACGGCAAGCCCTCTGCTCTGACGCTGGCCGACCTGCAAAAGGAGATGTTGCAGGACAAAACGTTTGCCGGTATCCTCGTTGGCAGCCGAGCTTCCGGTGGCGGTGCCAGCGGCGGTCAAGGTGGAGGCGGTGCCTCTTCGAAAAAGCTCTCCGAGATGAGCGAAAGCGAGCGTGTCCAGTACGCCAAGGACAAGCCCGAAGAGTTCCGTGCGGCCCTGCGCGAACAGCAGAGCGCGCCGCGCTGGTAACGCCAGCTCATTCCACGTTGTACCCCCGCCCACCACTACGCCATAGCCACAGGAGCTGATCATGGCAAACACCGAACTCGCCGATATCTTCGTACCGGAAGTGTTCGCATCGTATCAGGTCAACGATTCGGTCGAAAAGTCCGACTTCGCTGAATCTGGTGTGGTGCGCCTCGACCCGGTCCTGGACGCCCGCGCCAACAGCGGCGGCATGCTGACCACCATCCCGTTCTGGAACGATCTGGATGCCAGCATCGAGCCGAACTACAGCAACACCAACTTCAACGACATCGCGCAGCCGCAGAAGATCGACAGCGGCGAAATGACCGCGCGCATCGCGTACCTCAACGAAGGCTTCAGCTCGTCCGACCTGAACAAGGAGCTCGCCGGCTCCGATCCGATGCAGCGCATCGCCAACCGCGTCGACTCCTACTGGAACCGCCAGTTCCAGCGCCGCCTGATCGCGCTGGCGGTCGGCCTGTACAACGACAACGTCGCGGCCAACGGTGGCGACATGGTCGTGGACGTGTCCAGCCAGACCCCGGGCACCATCACCGACGCCAACCGCTTCAGCGCCGACGGCTTCATCGATGCGCAGTTCACCATGGGCGACCGCGCCATCGGCATGTCGGTGCTGGCCGTGCATTCGGTGGTCGCCAAGAAGATGGCGAAGGACCAGCTGATCGAGACCGTGCGCGATGCCGACGGCAAGCCGCTGTATCGCACCTACATGGACGCACGAGTGGTCATCGACGACGGCATGCCGACCTTTGGCACCGGCGTGGACCGCAAGTACCTGTCCATCCTGTTCGGCCCGGGTGCCATCGGCTACGGTCGCGGCACGCCGCGTACCCCGGCCGAAGTGCAGCGCTACCCGGAACGCGCCAACGGCGGTGCGGTCGAAGTGCTGTGGAGCCGCAAGACGTGGCTGAT